CGGAATGTCATATGATTCCGGTAGAAAACAAATTTCAACATTACAAAATTTTTCACAAAATTCTAATGGCGGTTTGAATGTTCAATATGCACCAATACCGTATGATTTTAACTTTTCGCTATCTGTTTATGTTAGAAACACCGAAGACGGAACACAAATATTAGAACAAATTCTTCCGTTTTTCACGCCAGATTTTACTGTTACTGTTGACTTTATTCCTAGTATGGACCAAAAATATGATTTGCCGATCATATTAAATTCTGTTAATACTACAACAGATTATGAAGGCGATATGATGACAACTCGCCTAATTACATGGGATTTAGAATTTACAGTCAAAGGTTATATTTGGCCTGCTGTGAAAGCACCAAGTGGACTTATTGGTGCATTTAGTAATACTGCAAATTCTTTTGGTAGTGTAAAAACAAACATTTACATAGAAGAACAAAACCGAACCGCACAAAAAGTTAGTGTAGACTATGCAAACGGAAACAACTATTTTACAACTGGTGAAACAGTCCGAGTCGATTCTAAAGGCATTTCTGGTGATGTTGTTTATTTTAGTAATTCAAACACAGGAATGTTGATTGTAGGTAATCTAAATAAAATTCTTTCTATTGGTGATGTTGTGAAAGGTGATTATTCTAAGGCAGTTTATACAATTGATGCCGTTGATATTTCGCCATTAAAGGCGGTGACCATTACAACAATACCAATCCCTCAAAATTCAGAACCAGATGATGAGTTTGGATTCTCTGATAGTATTGTTGAATGGCCAAATAATTTATGAAAAAGTTGAATGATAAACTATCCGAAACACTAAACATTGAACCAATCAATTTCGAATTGGTTGAAACTGAATTGGAACAAACACAAATTGTTTCCACACAAACTCCAGTAGAAGATGATGCGGATTTTGCCAGAAGTAATATAAGAGGACTGATTGAAAAAGGTAATCAGGCAATGGACCAACTTTTGCATGTTGCCAAAGAGTCCGAACATCCAAGGGCATATGAAGTTGCTGCAGGATTAATTAAAAATTTGGCAGATTTAAATAAAGATTTATTAGAAATACAAAAACGAAAAAAAGATTTAAATCCACAAGAAACATCAAGCGTAAAGAATGTTAATGTTGATAAAGCAGTTTTTGTGGGTTCTACCGCAGAATTAGTTAAATTATTGAAAACAAATAAATAAGGTTTACCATGGAAAAATTAATTGAACAACTTAAAGTTATTTTAGGTACAAATTTTGTTTTGTACTTTAAAGGACACACTTTTCATTGGAATGTAGAAGGTCCAGATTTTGCTCAGTATCATTCTTATTTAAATGAATTTTATGATTCTGTTTTTGGTCAAACAGATGATATTGCCGAACATATTAGACAGTTGGATGCATATGCGCCGACAGGGTTAAGTCGTATGTTAGAATTATCTGCCCTAGAAGAAACTGATACCGTTCCTGATGCACTAGAAATGTTATCTATTTTAAAAAACGACAATGACAAATACATTATTCAACTTCGTGCTGGCATTGTTTTGGCTGAAAGCGCAAATGAACCTGCAATTTCAAACTTCTTACAAGACCTTTTATCTGCTCACCAAAAACATGCATGGATGCTTCGTAGTTTTGCGAGGTAAACAAAATGTCTGATGTTGGTTATTTGGGGAATGACAATTTAAAAAAAATTGGAGTTGAATTACAATATACTGAAGAACAAGTCAAAGAGATTTTGAAATGTTCTGATGATCCAGTATATTTTATTAAAACATACATGAAGATTGTGAATGTGGACCACGGTTTGGTTCCATTTAATATGTGGGCGTTCCAAGAAGATATGGTTCGCACATTTCACAGCAATCGTTTTTCGATTTGTAAAATGCCTCGTCAGGTTGGTAAAACAACAACTTCGGCAGGTTATATGTTATGGTGTGTTTTATTCCAAGAAAACTTTAATATTGCGATTCTGGCCAATAAAGGTTCTCTTGCTCGTGAAATTTTAGGTCGTATTCAGTATGCCTATGAGTACCTTCCAATTTGGTTGCAACAAGGTATTAAAGTTTGGAACAAAGGTAATATTGAACTAGAAAACGGTTCAAAGATAAATGCATACGCAACATCTGCGGCCGGTGTTCGCGGTGGTTCATATAATTTGATTTTTTTAGATGAATTCGCTTTCGTTCCTAAAAATATGGCAGATGATTTTTTTACATCAACTTACCCTGTTATTTCATCTGGTAAAACATCAAAAGTTATTATTGTTTCTACACCATATGGATTGAACCATTTCTATAAGATGTGGGTAGATGCATCGGAAGGTCGTTCAACTTATAAACCATTGGAGATTCATTGGTCTATGGTGCCAGGCCGAGATGAGGCATGGAAAGAAGAAACAATTAGGAACACATCAGAAGAACAGTTTCGACAGGAATTTGAATGTGTTGATGGAGATACGATAGTAGAAATATTTGATATAAAAACAAAAGAAGAATATAGAGTGAGAATAAAAGATTTATATGAATTAATTTGATTTTGAATTCATAGGTTTTATAAATAACCTCATGAAGATGAATTACCGAAAAATTTGGGAAAAAAATTTTGGTGAAATACCAAAAGATGATGAAGATCGTTCTTATGAAATACATCATAAAGACGGCAACCGAGAAAATAATAACATAGATAATTTAATGTGTTTGTCTATACAAGAACACTATGACCTACATTATGCACAAGGTGACTATGGTGCGTGTGTGATGATTGCAAAAAGAATGTCTTTACCGGCAGATCATTTATCAAAAATACAAACGGGCGTAAAACGACCGGGTATAGGTGGTGTTAAAAAAGGAACTATTCCTTGGAATAAAGGACATAATGGTTACAAATTAAATTTTACTGAAGAAGGTAGAATAAAAAAACTCGAATCTTTGAAAAAACGATCCATTATTAAAGATAATGATGCTAAAATTATTAGAGAAGATTTCGAAAAACAAATTTTTATTGATAATGATAAAATAGGAAAAACCATGAAAAATGGTAAAATTATGTCTTATGAAAGAGCGTTTTGTTTAGAATATAGTAAAAGATATAATATTTCAGATCAATACATTTATAGAATTATAAAAGGTAAAGTTAAAATTGTTTAAAAAAAATGATGCACGATTTTTGATAAAAACACCTACAGGTTATAAAAACTTTGAAGGTGTCCAAAAGAAATTTGTCGATTCACTATACACTATAAATTTTGTTGATGGATCATTTATAAAATGTTCTGGTAAACACGCATTTTTAACTTCATTTGGTTTTAAAAAGGCTTTAGAATTATCTGTTGGTGATGATATAACAGGCAAAAAAATATCAAAAATACATTCAGAATTAGGAAACTTTCTTGTATATGATCCAGTAGGTGTTGAAGAACATTCAACATACTTTTCAAACGGAGTAGTTTCACATAATACCGAATTTATTGGTTCTTCTGCAACATTGGTATCTGGAACAAAATTGCGTAGTCTTGCATTTAAAGACCCACTTTTCACAGAAGAAGGTCTAGACATTTATGAAAATCCAAAACCAGGAAAATTGTATATTTGCACGGTAGATTGCGCGGAAGGTGTTGGTCTTGATTATCAAACGATTAATGTAATTGATGTTACTCAAGTTCCATATAGACAAGTTGCTAAATATAGGAATAATAAATTGCCATTGTTGTTTTTTCCAACAATCATTTATTCTTTGGCAACTAGATATAATGAAGCTTTTGTATTGATTGAAACAAACAATGTTGGCCAACAAGTGGTTGATATTTTACACTATGATTTGGAGTATGAAAATGTTTATAAAATTGACCACCATCACATCAAAGGTCAAACCGTATCAGGTGGTTTTAAAAGAGCCTCAAGTTTTGGTATTAAAACTACTAAAACCGTCAAGAAAATTGGTTGTGCAAACCTTAAAACTCTGATTGAATCAGACAAATTATTAATTTATGACTTCGATACAATTGCCGAACTCAATACTTTTGTGAGGGTCCGAGACACTTACATGGCTGAAGAAGGTAATAATGATGACTTGGCGATGGGACTTGTGCTGTTTGCCTGGCTGACCGCACAAAGTTATTTCAAAGATTCAACAAATATTGATATTCGTAGAGTTCTCTTGGCAGAAGAAA